AATATGTCCAAAAAAGTTACAAAATGCGTAAGAACCGTTCTTGGAACCTTTAGAATAGACAATATGAACGCCAAATTGCTTGGTGAAGACGGAATTGCGGAAAACATATATACATTTTCAAGGACATATAAGGCATTCAAGGAATATAAAAAGGCAGGATTAAAGCCAAAAGAGTTTATATTTGCAAGATATGTGGCTGAGGGTATGGAAATTACACAGGCATACAAAAAAGTATTCAAGAAATCAAAGAGCAGTGAATATATTGCCAGCTCAGCCAAACAATTAATGAAAAAAGAAGAGGTTCAAACGATGGTTAAAGAAGAAATTAAAAAAGTATTGCAAGAGGAAGGCATTACTCCTGATTGGATATTGGCCAAATATAAGGATATTGCTGAAGTTGCAGATAAAGATTCTGATAAACTGCGCTCATTGGAGTCATTATCCAAGATATCAGGGTTATTTGATACAGAAACAAAGCAGGAACAGCTTACTGTATGGTCTGGTTTTACTGACGAACAAATGGAGGCACTTAAAGATGGCAGCAAAACAGAGCTTATTGCGCACAAAGAAAAAGAAGCCTAAAGACCCTTGCCCTATATGCGATAAAGACCTTCACTTAACCTCTAATTTTACAAAAAGAATTGGATTGATTGATGGCGATAAGGAGGTTACAGGGTGGATTTGTCCTGAATGCGATAGTGAATTTGATTTAAATGATAATATTGTGTATATTTACGGGGAGAATTCCATACAAGGAAAAGCATAAACAACTACAGGAACAATAAAATGGCAAAATCGTTAATAGAAAATATAATATCAAAGATGACCGATGAGGAAGGACTATTCCAAGGCGGTGAACAAGGACGAGCCTTCGGAAGAATACGAGATTTATTTGCAGGTGGAGGCGCTCATGATGTTATTGATAGGGAGATTTCCTCTGGTGGCTCTGGAAGTATAAGCGTTCCAAAACGAAAAGAACGTGATTATATGCGACAAGCAAACATGAATGCATTAAGACAAGGATTTACAGAGCCCTCACGATTTGTTGAGATTTTAACGGGTATGTACCCTGGCATTGAGGATACTTGGCAGTCTCACGGAAACCCTCCTCTTGAAGAGTATGAGGGAGGTCTTGGTAGTTGGGATTACGAGAGGCCATCAGGAGCTCACCCTAGAAATATGCCTTTTTATGGACATGATGATGAAGGAGAGGCTGCTTTTCAGATTGATGATATAATGAGAGCAATATTGGGACAACAATACGGAGAGCATACTGAGGAAGAGCCTTATAGAACCAAAAGATACGAAAATGGTCGGCAGTTAAATGATTATGACCATGGTGGTATCTCAAGAATAATGAAAGTTGACCCAGATGCAACGAAACCACAGGTTTGGGATGAATTCGAGGATAAGATGGTTGACGATTTTCGTTATGGTGATGCTTTAATTCCTCAAGACATTACAGATATAGTAAAGATTATTCAAGGCTTGGATAGTGAGCATGATGAGTGGATAGATAAAACATATTTTGGCGAATAAAGCAACATGAAAAGCTTTATCCCATTTAGTCAAAGCCTTGTCAACCAAGGCATGAATCAAACCAATAGACTTGCAGCAAATGCAACCAATCCTCCTAATTTAGGCAATCCGCCATATACAACTTTCAACAATAACAATATTAATCCAGGAGGAGGCAATGTTATGGGAGGTTCTGGTTTTGGGCCTGGAAGCGATATGTTGGGCGTTGGTCAATGGGCTCCAGGAGCTGGAACTGGAGGTAATATAGGCCCAGGGGATGTGTGGGGAGAAGGCACTCAAGGCCATATGGGTTTTGGAGGAAGCCTGGGCGGAGATGCTTATGACGACTATATAGATTCTGGTGATTTTACTGCAGACGACCTTATGGACCAAGGAGTCTTTACTCTCCCAGATGGGTCAGGATATGTTATATCGAATATGCAAAATATATATGGTTCTGAAATTTTAGAGCAAGCAGGAATGGGTACAGGTCAGGTAATTTTTGATGACCCTGAAAGTGCTTTAGCCACGATTCAGTACCTTCAAAGTTTATTGCAATTACAGGAACAAGGCTTTAATACTTCTTCTTACTTGGGCGACCCAATTGAAGGCAGTGAACAAAGTTTAACTGAGGGATTTGATTTTGGCTCTGGCTTTGGCTCTGGATTAGGGGGTTTGAATTTTGGTTTGGGTTTTGGTTTTGGTTTTGGAACTGGAAATTATAATTATGGTATTCCTGGTCTTGGAGAAACCACAACTCCTTTTGGAGGAGCGACTTCTGGAGTAGGATACGATGAGTTTCAGCAAATACTTATTGATGCTCAACAACAAGCACCAACATTTGCAGGCGGAGGCGGCCAAGGAGGTCAGGCAGCTAAAAGACTATATTACCCTGGCACATCTGGCGGATTTGCAAGCGTTGGTAGCGGAATTGGTGGTAATGATAATATGTTGCAAAATTTATTAAAGGGGTTAGGATAATGGCAAGATTTGGAAAAAGTTCAAAACGTAGGTTGGCAACATGCCATGAAGACTTACAAGAAATATTTAATGAAGTAATCAAATACTTTGATTGTTCGGTATTATGCGGACATCGTGGTGAAGAAGACCAAAATAAAGCATTTGAATCAGGACATTCAAAGGTTAAATGGCCAAAAGGTCGTCATAACCACAATCCATCAATTGCAGTAGATGTAGCTCCATACCCCATCGATTGGAAGGATAGGGAGAGAATGACTTACTTTGCTGGAATGGTGATGGGAATTGCGAAAGCAAAAGGCATCGGCCTTAGATGGGGAGGCGATTGGAATCAAAATACAGACCTGAAAGACAATAGCTTTGATGATTTACCTCATTTTGAATTAACTAATATATAGGAGAAGAAAATGTCGAATGGTAGAAGCAAAACATATCAATTGGAACCATTAGAAGGATTTGAAACTGTTGCGGGTGACCAAACGCTAAGAAGTCAGTATTCAATTATTCCTGAAAATATGCGTGATGAAATTGAAAATAGGGAAGTATGGAATAGCATTGTTGATATTGGCGAAGGTTTGGGAAATATAGCAACAGGAACAGCAGAAGGCTTTGGTTATGACTTATCAAGCCCAAGGTCTTTGCTTACGGACCTTGCACTTACAATGTTTCTTCCTCCAACTCTTAGAAATGCAGCAAAGGGTGTTAAAAGAACAAAGAAAGGCTTAAACCCTTATCAAAAAAGAGAGTTGGTTCCAAAACAATCAGGTGATGCAGTTGAAGATATGGTACGTAATTTACAAAAAAAAGGAAAAATTAGTACAAAAGCGCCTACGCAACGTCCTTCAGATTTACCCCCATTAACACCAGCTCAGAAAGAAACACAGGATTTAATGCTTAAAGAGTTTTCAAAACAACAACGAATAAAAGATATTAAAATGCTTGAAGATTTTACTCCTAGGAGACTTAACAGAAAAACATTAGAAGAGTTAAGGTTAGAAGTATTAGGCCCTAGACAAAAGGGTGTTCCTGCTCCATATCCAGTACAGCAAACAGCAAAACCTTCAGGAAAAGGCACTCTTAAGGATATAGCACCTTTACTTCCTTTTTTAATTGGTGGCATAGGCGTGCAACAAATGAAAGGCAGAGGCTCAGCTCCTGATGCAGAATCTGCACATAGTCTTATGGATAGCTTAATTATAGATACAGAGCCTATGGAATTAAGAGGAACACCTTCTTCAGAAGAGAGATTGATGGACCTCCAGGAAGAAATATCTAAATGGAGATATTAATAAAAATAACTAATATATAGTGGCAAGACAAAGCGAAAAATATCATATTGATTTGATAAATAGAGGACTTGAGGGTCAGCGTCAATATATGGGCAATATAAAGCCTGAAAGGCCCTTACTTCACTCAAATATTATTAATAAATTACTTGAAGATTTGCATGTTCAAGAAGAATATGGAATAAATCCATCACTTAAAGAACTTAGGCCATCTTTAGAATTTAATATTCCTTTTGGAGAAAAAGAAAAATTTAATCTTAGTGGAGGATTGAATGTTCCAACAAGAGAAAGTTTAATGGATTGGTTGATTAAGTTTGGCATAGATTTTTAAATAAATGGCAAATTTAAACCTTAATGGTAATGTTTCAAAGAACGAAGAAACGCTCCAGCTCGCACATTCAAATCTAATCACATTTGGTAAACTATTTTCGCCTCAAGACTTTTTGGCAAGCGCAACCCCAGATTTTCATATTGATGTAGGTAAACTACTAATTGACAAATCAAAACAGCAATTAGCACTTGTTTTGCCTCGTGACCACGCAAAATCCACTTTGGCAGCTACAGCTGTATTATATAGGTTTTTATTTGCAACTAAAGAAAGGCCTGAGTTTATTGCATGGATTGGTGAAGCTCAAGACCAGGCACGTGATAACTTAAATTGGATTGCTAATCATATATATTCTAATCCTGCTATTCATTATTATTTTGGTGACCTTCAAGGAGACAAGTGGACCAAAGATGAATTTACGCTTAGTAACGGTTGCAGAATGATTGGAAAGGGAACATCTCAAAGACTTCGTGGTAAAAAACAATTATCTACTCGTTATACAGGAATTATACTTGATGACTTTGAATCGGAGCTAAATACTAAAACTCCTGATTCTAGAAGACAAATTAAAGAATGGGTTACTGCAGCAGTATATCCTGCAATTGATTTTGATAAAGATGGATTTTTATGGTGCAATGGTACGATTGTGCATTATGATAGCTTTCTTAACGGCTTAGTTAAAGGTAGTCAAGAAGCTGAAAAGACTGGCGAAGAGTACGCCTGGGACGTATTTACACGAAAAGCATTAGAGGATGGAAAGCCTATATGGCCTTCAAGATGGCCCATAAAAAAATTAGAAGAACGTAAACAATTTTATATTGATTCAGGAACTCCTGCGAAATTTTATCAAGAATATATGAATCAAGCTAAATCTCCTGAAGACCAAATATTTAGTGAGGAGGATATAAATGATGGCATTTATCAAGGAAATGCAAGGTTTGATGAAGAAGCTGATTCGTGGTATATACAATTTGCTAATGGGGATAAAGAATACATTAATATATATATTGGTGTTGACCCCGCTTCCACAATTAGTGTTAGGAGTGATTATTCTGTCATTATGGTTCTTGGCGTTACTGCCGAATTTGATTATTATGTTATTGACTACTGGCGTAAAAGAGTCTTACCAATGGAATGTGCCGATGAGATATTTAAAATCGCTAAACAATATTCGCCAATCAGACGAATAAATATTGAGACAATTGCATATCAGGAAATGCTTAGAGACTATATAATGAAAAGAAGTAAGAAGGAAGGCTTGTTTTTACCTGGAATTGAAAAAGGAATTAAAAATTACAACTCTAAAAAGAAAGATAGATTGTTTGAAGGGTTGCAGCCAATGTTTAAAGCAGGGGCAGTTCATCTTAAAAAACAACATCATGAATTTATTGATGAATTGATTGATTTTCCTAAAGGCTCACACGATGATGTTATTGATGCTTTTTATCTTGCAACACAATGGGCAAAAGGAAATGCAAAGGCTGGTGCATCTAAAAAAGAAAAGGACGCAAAGGGGAATTGGTATAAGCCTAGAAAAATGTATGATTGGATGACAGGAAGAAGAATATGAGCCAATTTGTTAATTATAACTATTTATTAGTATATTATCTACTGTGATTAAGGAAGATTTTAGAGCAAAAGAAATAAGAGAGACTTTTGACCGCTGGCATAACGCTCGTGAGGACTGGGATGTTGCTGCTAGAGAAGATATTGATTTCTATTTAGGTAATCATTTTTCTGGCGAAGAAGCAGATGAATTAGCATCTCGTAATCAGTCTGCTGTTCCAATGGATAGGATTTATTCTGCAATTGAGCAGTTTAAAGCAATTATAACATCTAAGCCTCCTAAGTTCTCAGCAATAGCAAGAGAAGATTCTGATACAAAGATGGCAAATGTATGGAAAGTAATACTTGAATATATTTGGGACTTATCAGATGGAGACGAGCAATTTAAACAAGCGGTTCATGATTATGCTGTTACAGGGCTCGGATATTTTTATGCATATATAGATAAAGAGGCTGACTATGGAAGAGGTGAAGTTAAATTTAAACACCTCAATCCTTTTAAAGTTTATGTTGACCCAAATTCAAGAGAAAGATATTTTGGAGATGCTTCTGGCATAATGGTTTCAAATATAATGAGCAAAATGCAAGTTATTGATGCATACCCTCAATTTGGTCAGCCAGTTGAAGAAGGTAGTGAGAAGATGTTAATTGACCAAGTTGAAACTGTTTCTGAAGAAGATTGGCCAGATAACTCAAATAAAAGAACAATGGATTCTTTTACTCCTGATGTTGTTAAGGATTATGATTATAAAGGGTCAAGTGAAAAATATAGATTAATTGAATATTACTCTAAAATTAAAGTTCCTTACTATAGATTGCTAGACAAAAGAAATAATCAGGAAAAAATTATTCCTCAAGAACAATTTCAAGCAATGCAGCAAGACAAGCAATTTTTAAATGCAATTGATAAAGGGTTAATTGATTTTGTTGAAGTTCAACAAACAAGAATTAGACAAACAGGAACTCTTGGTCAGGTAGTATTATATGATTCTGTTTTAGATACAGATATATATCCTGTTGTTCCTGTGCCAAATATATGGACTAATACTCCATACCCAATGAGTGATGTTAGAAAAAATAAAGATTTTCAAAGGTTCCTTAATAAGGTTGTGTCATTGATTACCTCTCACGCACAGGCAAGCTCTGGACTCAAACTTCTTATACCTCAAGGAAGTGTTCAAGATATTGAAGAACTCGAAAGAGATTGGGCAAATCCGAATGCCACCCTCGA